TTTAAAAACTCTCTAAACTTATCTGCATCAAGAACATCTAGAATAAGGTCTGTGCCCTGACAAAATGTTTTGATTTCATCATATCTTCCTTCAAATAATTCCCATTCTGATTCTGTTAATTTTAATTTCATTTTAATCTCCATTTTATTTTTATTTCCTTAACCTAAATTGTTGGTGCATTTTGTATTGGAGTGGTATCACCTAAAGCTGCCCTTCTACCTTGTATGCACCAAACAAGTTTATTTTATAAATTCCTTAATTGCATCTATTTCATCTTCAAGAAGCTGTATGCGATCTTCCATTAAACCTTTAAACCACACTTGTACTTCCTCAAATGTTTCAAAGTCTAAATCAAACCCATTACTTCTTATTATAAACTTAATCCCTGCTAAAGAATCTCTTGTATGAAAATCATCAATATCTGAAACCCTAATAACTATTGATGGAACATTTAATCCTCTAATTGCCATAGTATCTAATTTTAAATTAATTTTTGTAAGTGTCATTTTAATCTCCTTTGTTTTTGTTAACCTCCTATATATTAGCACTTTTACAATATTAATGTCAAGGAAAATCGCTAACTTTTTTATATTTTTTTTAGTTTATAGAGGACAAATAGATATAATAAATATATATGTAGTAACAAAAAAGGCTCTAAAAAGAGCCTTAATTGTTTGCGTATTGTATGTTAGATTACCATGTTTCTGTCAGAACAAGGGAGGTTGAAAACAGGTTGTTTGCTACCTGTTTGAAGGAAGGTTTGTTAGTAATTCTGCATAATGCAAATTCAGGGTTTGTTAGGCTTGAATCAGGGCTAAACATAAAAGGTAGCTTTCCATTTAAAGTAAGTTTAAAAAACCCTGCCATAGAATCTGTATCTATTGTATAGCTATCAATATCTTCATCATAGTTGTAGAACTCATTGTGGTTGGTGTGCTTATGAAACAGCTTATCATCACTTAAATAACTAAGACCTACCTGCCATTGCCTTCTGCCTCTTTTTGCTCCTACACTATAATCATAGCTATCAATAGTTTCATCTTTAGCTAGTGTCCAAGCAGGTAATCCACTACCCCATTCAGGCTGTCCTAGATTTGTTATATTAGATATTGTTGATCCACCTAATGTGTTGCTTAATTTTACACCATCATAATCATCTATAATAGATGCCTGTAAATCAAAAGAATGCTCAGGTTCATAATATCTACCAAAAGTAAAAGCTCCAAGTTTTACATCTTTATCTTCAGGTTCATCATTTTTGACTTGTAGTCTTATTCTTTGTCCATTTGCATCAGCAGAAGAAGATGAAGGAATAACTATTGAATATCCATTGTAAGTTGGTTTGGTATAAATATTTGAAGAACCTGATGAGCCATTATAGAATGTGCTTGATGAATCAATTAAGGGAGAGGTATTTCCAGTATCTGTTTTATATTTAACACCAAAGCTAATATTAGAATCATAAAAATTATGCCCTAGTATTCCATAATACATATTGCCATCAATACTTAATAGTTGTGCCATAGAGCCACCAGTTCCATCTTCTGAGTTTGTATTGAAATTGTAAAGCTCTGTAGAGTTTGCAGGTATTGTATAATCTTTATTGTTTGATGGATTTAAATTAAATAATTCAGGGTCACTACTTGATTCATATTTGCCTATTGTTTTAATATATTGCAAAACGTCTGCATAAAATCTTGGTTTTCCTACACTTCTTCTAGCCATTTATTCTCCTAAATTCTTGATTTTTTTACTCTTTTTTTAATAACTTTATTGCCTAATATTTCTTCAGGTTTTCTGCCTTCATAATTCCATTGCCCATCATTAATTTGCCACCCATCTCTGTTTAAATTTTCTATGTTAGCTCTATATTTTTTATAATCCCAAGTTGCAAATGAACAGCTTTTAATATCAAGAGTTCCCATATATGTAAATAGCTCAGGTGTAAATTCTGATTGTGACATGCTATATATAACCATTTTATTCTTACCTATAGATATGCTCCAACCTTCACCTAGTTTTTTAATAGCATTTATTCTACCTACAAAATCAATTTCTAGTGCTGCTATTTCACCATTAGTTTCACAAGTTGCTAGCCCTCTACCATATTTTATAGTAGCCATTGTTGCTTGTGGTTTTTGCAATCTGTTTATTTTATCAATCATTAAATACCTGTTATTTTGCTTACTAATTTAACTACATCAAGAATATTAAGCTGACCATCATTGTTTAAATCTCCTGCTGCTATTTGTTCTTGTGACCAACCTTCAACCTGTTCATTTATTATGCCATTTATTAAGCTAACAACATCAAGAACATCAACAAAAGTATCTCCTGTTACATCACCACTACCTGCTCCATAAGGAATAAAATTAGGAATAACAAGTCGTTTTCCTTTCCAGTTTAATGGTTCATCAGATAAATGATGTAGTTGTATTATTTTAATTTTACATTCTTTAATGGTTTTAGTTACATCTGTAATCATAAATAATGGCAATATAAACTGCCCACATCTTACAGGCATATCTGAATAATTAATTTCATCTAAAACATATTTTTCACCATATAGTTTTTTGCCTAGTATCATTTTTTCAAACTCTACTAAATCACCTACTTCTAAATAAAAATATTTTAAAGGTAAAGTAAGTTCTACTATATTGTGTTGATTCTTATGAAAAGCTAAAAGATGTTTTGCTAAACTCATTGCAGTTTTGCCATCATCATTATCTCTTATATATTGATTTTCTACTTCTTTAAAACTTTCTGTATGGTCAATATCTAATCCATCTACTTTTAATCCATAATAATTAACATAGCTCTGATCAAATCCTGTTCCTGAATATAGATAACTATCACCTACAGTTAATTGACCAGTTGTTTTTAAATATTTATCCATGCCATAATCATAATTATATTTTAGCTCAATCTGTGTAATTACATCATCTATACTAGTTCTGCTAAATTTGAATTTAAAAATATCCTCATCTTTTATAAGTGCAACTTTTTCTTTTGCAGGATTACCTTCATCAACATATTCCTCACCACCTTTGTAAGTATCTTTTAAATATATAAAATTTAATCTATCATTAGCTAGTGTTGGTATAAGTTTAGATGATTCGCTTATTTCATTTAACAAGTTTTTTGCACTAATTTTTTCATTAACAGAAAAAGCTAATCTATAATCATGAAAAAGACTACCTTCAACTGAACTATCTAAAGCTCTTGCAATATTTAAATTCTCTTGATTAACATCTTTATCATAACCCATTTCTTGCTCTAATAAATGGTAAATAACATCACAAGGTTTTTCAATTAAATTGTTGCTAGGTTCATAAGTATCAGGGTCAAATACAGAAACAGGTATATTATCTAAATATGATATTTTAGCTTCATTGCTTAATGCACTAAATTGCTCTTGTGCTTCATCTAAATAATAATAATAACTTGTATCTATTGTACCAAGCTGTGCTATAACACTAAAGCTATCTGTTTGGTGTCCTATTATTTCTGATGCTGTATATTCTAAATCAACAACTACTTCTTCACCTTCTGTTATATCTATGCTTTGTATAATGTTTGCTGTTCCATATTGTGCTTGGTCAAATTCATCTAAAATTATTCCTGTTGCACTACTAACAGCAGCAATATCATCACCTGAATCCAGAGCATATAAATTAACTGTTCCTGTAAAGTCTTTAGTAGATGTTATTTTTAATTGTGTTGTATCTGTTTGGTTTTCTGTAATATTATTAAATGAATCTGTTAATTCTAATCCAATTTCAAATTCATAAGCAGGTGGGCTATCTATAATGTTATATGGCTGATAGATAGTACATTCGTCACTATTCCAACCACCACTACCAAATAAGCTAGTATATTCAGTATCTGCATGAATGTCAAACAATCTATTGCCACTAGCATCAACCACAGCTAATCTCATACCAAACAATATTTCTGTGCTAGGCAAGTTTTCATAAGACACATTTCTAAAATCATTTTCATCACTAGTTTGGTAAAACCATTGCAGATCTTCACCATAAGTTGCTAACCCATACTCACCTAAAACACCAAGAACAATATTGCTTGGGCCATAGCCTTCATTAATATATCTGTAATTTAATATTGTTACACCATTTTGATTATTCCAATATGGTGGTGGCAATGGAACATCTACTACAGCTTGAAAATCTTGTGTTATCCACTCAGGTTCTAATATTAGCCTGTTGTTAATCATGCTATCACTATTATAGCCTAATTCACTTGCATTGCCACTATAGCTATGCCCTATGTAATTAATAGGCTTATTATGTGCTGCATCTCCTTCACCATAATCTTTTATTAACCCTACATCACCATCTCCATTACTTGTTGTATTGAAAAATCTATCAAACCCATTTAATCCATTAGTGCCTCTATGATTATCAAGAGCAAAAAACATCATGTGCCAGTTGTAATCTTGCTGACCAAAACCAAATGTCCAACCCATGTGACTTAAAACTAACTTTAAACCATCTTCTCCATTAATTGCTTTAGCTAGCAAACTGCTTTCACTTCCATCAGCACTATCAGATAAATTTAACATATTAGAATGCCTAATGTTTACCTTAACACTTCTATCACCTTTTGCAATATTATCTATTTTATCCCATATAAGCATTAATATTTTCCTGATTTAGTTATTTGTTGTATTTTTTTAGTTTTTGCTTTAGGTGCTAATTTTTTTCTTGATGTTATAGCTTTTACTGCTCTATCTTCATTTGGCTGTGTAAAATCTGCATCAGATTGTCCTGATAAAACTATAAATGTTTCTCCTGTATATGTTCCAAATGTATCATCTACTCTGCCTTCAACTTCTGCATATAAATCTCTTTTATTGAAATCTTGTACTATAGCTTGTTTATAAATTTTTAAATGTTTTATTTTAAGCCAAGACATTGGTTTGCCTGATCTGCTTAATATAGTATAGCCTGTTCCATTAGAATCAAAAAATCTGTTTGACATTTCTAAAGATTTTTCAGAAGGATTATCTACATAATGCCAATCATAATTTCCTACTGATCCACTCAAATCACCTTTGTGATGATCTACAATATCTTCAAAACCATCACCATCAGTATCTGTAGTGTTATAAGTATCACCTGAATTTATAACTCCAAACTGTATTTCTTTAAGATTGGTTTTTCCATAAAATAAATTAAGCTGTGGTCTAAATCTATAATTAGAGCTAAAAAGGCTTGAATCTAATAAATTTTCTTCATTTGCACCTAAAGTTATTTCTGCTTGCACAGCATAATCTACTGCTACTCTTGATTGCACTTCTATATCATCACTATCAGCATCTGCATGTTCTAAACTTGTAACAATATCACTTTGAGATGGAAAGTTCTCTAATATATTAAATAAAATTAAACTAAATCCTCTCAGTTTATCAAATACAAGTCCTGTATCAAACTCAAAATATTCAGCATTATAACCCCAAGACCATATATTGTTTGATGAGTTTTGTATAATTTCAGGATAAAGAGCATAATTTGATGGCTGCAAATATGTGTCATAAGCCCTATTTGATTCTGTAGTGCCTTCAGGTTCTTCATAAGGCAGTATAGGTACAGATTTCTTAGAACCATCAACATCTCCATCAGGTTTATCATAGCTATCATTAAAATCCCATTCTAAAGTATATTTGCCTGATTCAAAAGCTAACCTAGATTCTGAATTTACTTCAACCATATTATAAGCTATAGGTGATCCATCATTAAAACCACTTGATTCATCATCTAACTGCTCTATATCCACCTGTGCTTCAAATACTATAGAATTATCATCTGTTTCATCATCATATTGATTTTGTGTCAAACCTTGATATATGGTATTTGCTTTAGATGCTTCAAATAAACTTAGTTCTTTTGAAATATTAGGATAGCTATCATTTACAAATATTTTAGGGCTTGTGCATTGCCTAATAAAAAAATCATCTGCTATTGTGCTATAGTGTTTATTTAAGCCAAAATTAGCATCTGAGCCTATTATAGTAGCATCTTTATATATTAATGGACATCTATCAACAACTCCATATACTATAGGTATAGGCACATCTCTTTTATCTTCAGGCAGATCTTCACTTAAACTTGTTTTTCTTATAGGAAGTTCATTTTTTAAAGATACTTCAGTTCTATCTTCAACAGTAATTGTTAAGAAATCAAGATTTTCTTGCACATCTTTTACATATCCTGAGTAAACCTTTAAGCAATCATCTAAAGATTCTGCTGATTGTGACTTATAATATATATCTAGCTTCTTATTAAGAACTGATGGATTGAATAACCTTACAGATAATACTTCATTATTGTATTCATAATTATAGAATTGCATGGTTACTGAAGATGTTTTAAATATTTTTTTGTTTATATCTATAGATTGCCTTATGTTTCCAACACTTTTCAACAAAGGCTCATAACTGTTTTCTAGATTTATTTTATTAGTAGATAAATACATTTGATTATCTATAACTATTAAAGGTATAAGAAATGTTTCTTTTCCTTCTGTGTCTGTTTTAAATTTTTGAGGTAACTCTATCATTAGCTAATTCCTAAAGATTCTCCTCTTTGTAGAGCTTTTCTAATCTTAGGTATTGCTTCTTCTATAATAAAATCATCTGACATAACATTGCCCTGAAAGATTACAGTTCCACCACCTCTGCCTGCACCTTCATTAGTAGTAGGCTCAATATCAACATACTCTGTACCTGCTTCACCTGCTAAAAATAAAGTAGGTTCTGTAACTACTCCATCAAAACCTTCTGCTGCTTTTACTAGCCCCATTTCTTTGACAGCACCCTGCATTAAACTTCCAACCACACCACCTGCTGCTGCACCACCTATTGCACCCAAAATACCAAACTTTTTAAAACTATCTGCAATAAAAGATGCAACTGCTTCTTGTGCTTTAGCTACAATAAACTGACCTGCTGCTGCACCTGCTGCATCTCCTGCTGATTTAAAAGCTGCTCCTGTGGACATAGCACTTGCAACTTGTGCTTGTGTTAAATCTCCAAAAGCAGCACTAACTTTATTGTATGTTCCACTTAACTTGCCTAGTGTTGTTATTTCTAACTCTGCATTTTCTACAGATTCAATCTTTAAATCATTGCTTTTTCTAAATTGCTGATTTTGAACCTTAACAACTTCAATATCTTCCTGTTCTTGTTGTACTATTCTTGCATTAATATCTTCTAAATTCTTTTTTTCTTCAGCTAATTGTGTGACTATAGTTAATTCATCTATCAATCCATCTACTCTTTTTTGTCTTTCATTGATAGCATCTTCTATGTTTTGAGCCTCATATTGTAATGCTTCTATATCTTCATCTGACATTGATTTTCTGTTTTTATGCAAATCTTCTTCAACTTCTATTAGCCTTGCCATTCTTATAGCTCTTTTATCTTCATAAACTTGAATAGTTGCTTGTAATTGTTCAGCACTTCTTGTGCCTTCCCTATCTCTCTCTAGCTGTCTTATATTTTGTTCTGCTAATATTTTTTCTAAGCCTAAAACTTCACCACCCATATTTTGTATTTGTCTAATTCTTGTTTCTAAATCAGTTTCTGTCATTCTCTTAAAGAAGTTGCCAACTGCACCTGCTGCACTTTTTACATAACCTGAAAATGTATTAATAGCAGGTGATAAAGCCTCACCAATAGATTGAAACATGCCATCTGAAGCTACAGACATTTGTGCTATAGCATCTGATGTTGTTAATTGCTCATCACCTAGTGCTGCAACTTTTTCTGTAGCTGAATCTAAAGCAGCATTATTAAAAGCAATTTTTCTTTCTTGATCTGTTAATTGTGATACTGTTTTACCTATTGATGCAGCATAATCTTCATTAGCTTTTTCAGTTGAAACTATAATACCTAAATTGTCAAGCATCATTATAGACTGCCTACCCATACCAGTAACAAGAGAATCAACAGCATCTTTAGTATCTACACCTAGAGATTTACCTAGTCTTTGTGCAGTATCAAAGAGCTGAGCCATTTCTTCTTCTGAGCTAGCAACTCCAAGTGTCATAGCTTGGTTTGCCATTCTCATCAAATCCACATCATTAACTGTTCCATCTAATGCTTTTCTATATTTACTTAATGCACCACTTGATCCACCCATAGCTTTATTTAAATTATCAAATGGAGTAGATAATGCTTCTGCTTTTGCTGATAGCTCTATAGATTGTTTAAGTCCATCTATAATCATTCTTGCACCAAAAAATGCTGCTGCTGCACCTGCTGCTGACTTAGCAAGTCTACCCATGCTAGAACTTACTTTATTAGCACCCTTAGAAGCCTTATTAGCTCCATCTAGATGTATTCTTATTTTCTGTGTAAATGTTTGTCCTGCCATATTATTTATCTTCCTTGCTAGCTTTTTGTATTTCTCTTTTAATTAATAAAAAATCATCTATAAGTTGTGCAGGTGTTTCTTGCAAACTTGGATAAGGTGGGCATTTGAAGTTTTCACAAAATATGTATTTTTTAATTAGATTTTGAGCATCAATATCATATATTTTGCTAGTATCTGCAAAGAAAAAATGTTGCTCATATAGAGCCTCTCCTACATCAAAACCTTTTTCTGTTGCTTCATTATAACATTGCATCAATATATCATATACCTGCTCTTTATTTTCAATTACTAATTGTTCTTGATTTACAGGATTTAAACCTTGATAAGGGTATTCTTTTATATGTTGTGAAGATGGTTTTTTTACTGCAAACCAAACATTAAGAATCAATGTTATTTCGTCAATTTTTTTTTATTCACAACCTCATAACACTTACTAGCAATAGCTATTATTTCTGTATCAGTAAAAGCATTAATGTCATCATCAGTTAATGTAGTTGATATTCTAACCATATTAACCCAATCTCCAAAACCTATACTGCTTAAACCACCACTTTTTGTTATGATATTATTAAATTCAATCCTATCATCAAGGTTTAAATCTTTAACTTCAAATGTTAATTCCTTAACATTTTCACCTTTTACTTTTGCATTATTTGACATAATTAATCTCCATTTAGTATGGTTAATATACTAAAGTAGATTATGTTTACCAAGCTGATTGAGATTCACCTACAAACTGTTGTAGTAAGAATGCTTCAGTTGAGCCATTCTGCACACACTCAAAAGATAAGTTGTGGAATATTCCATTTTCACTTATGTCTTGAGCAGGATCACCTGTGTATTGTATTTCAGCTAATATGTTCATTTCACCTGCTGCACTTACAGTTCCATCACCCCACTTTAAAGCAAGTGATAAAGTATCTCCATCTAGGAAATCTTGAATCACATTGTTACCAGCACCATAATCAAACTCATCATCATATTTAAGTGATATGCTTCCAGTAATTGCATACTCAGGCAAAGCATAGGCTTCTGCATTACCATTACCATTAAAACCTAATCTATTTACACCATTTGCTATATTAAAGTTAAATGATTTAAGAACTAGATTTTGTGTAGCATTACCTTCAACATCAAGTGTTTTAGTAGTAAGCCCACCAATATGGTAATATGAAGTGCTTGGTGCTGTCCAGTTAGCTATAGTAAAATCAGTTTCTAAAGCTGTGCTTGTTGTTTCAGGTTTTGAGAATCCTGAGAAGTAATTACCACTCATGCTCAAAAATCCACCATTTGTACCATAATCAGCAGATATACTTAGATCTGAACATACTGCACCACAAACCTTAATTCCTTCACTAGCAGCAGGATAGTAAGCTAAATTCACACTATGTGGCACATTCCCACTTGTTGCACCACCAACTGATGTAGCATTACTACTACCATCAAATTCAGTTGTATGAACTTCACTACCACCACTACCTGATTCACTATGCTCTTGCCCTACTAAAGCTAGATGCTGTGATAATAATTCAGGTGTAGCTATCATCTCAAATGGCATTGTAACAGTACCACCTTTCTGACTTATAATTGTATCAGTAGCATTTTTAATACTGCCTTTTCCTGATAATAATCTTGATTCCCTAGTAATGTTAAATGTAGGTTTTTGTACTTGTACTATTGGTAACTGTCTATAGGCAGTACCATCAGCACCTGAGCTATCTAAGCCTACACCAAAATTACCATCAGTTTCAGCTTTTATACCTGCTTTTACATTACTTATAGGAAGAACTCTAGCATCTGCCATTATTTATTCTCCTTACTTTTTTTAGATTTTTTATTACTTACTTTTTCTACAATTTTCATAGCTAATAGTTTACTAGCTACACTTTCATCAATATCTACAACCTGACCATTTTTTAATGCTTTTCTTTCTGAAACATCACAAGGAATAGCTTGAGGTTCTAGATTATTAAATTTTTCTTTTGCTTTTACTTTCATATTTCTCCTATGCTACATTACCAATATGCTGACAAGTAAAATCATACTCTGCTACAAAAAAACCTTCTTCATCAATCTCTGCATCTAATTCCATATCATTCATTCTTAAGTCAAATGCTGTAGTTGAATCTGCTAGTGTTAATGTTAAATTATCATGTATAAGTGCTTCTAATCTAGAGCAGTTATTCATTACATGATCCAGAAAGTTGTGATTTTCTCTCCTATCAGTAAATACATATTGTATTGTTATGCTGTATTCTCTTTGCTCCATATGTGAAGCATATTCTATTAAAGTTGAACCATTAGGTATTAGCCTAATAGACTCATTTGCTTTTAATAATGGCTGTGCTGTGGTTGTTTTTTGTACTGGTATAGGCATCTCTGTCTTTACAGTTTCCATCAGTTTATCCATAATATTATTAAAATTATTTGTGTAAGTAACTGCCATCTATAATATTTTTCCTTTTCTACTTAAACTTATTGTTCCTGTAGAGGCATTTGATATTTTTCTTGTTTCAGATACTACTGGTATTTCCCATTGGTCATCTTCTGCCATAGCTGCACCTTGAAATCTTACTCTTAAACCACCTAAACCTGACCAGTCATCTAAACCACCAGTCACAATATTATTTGTAGATTCTTGTCCAAACAGCTTATCATTTCCAAAGTATTCTACTTTACATTTAGCTACACCATAAGCACCTAATGTTGTGCAAGTAATTCTAATCACATCATAAGGTTCACCATAATACTCACCTGCTGTTTCTACTAGTTGCATAGTGCCTGTTTGTGTAATCTTTCTAATAGAGCCCTGAGAATCTTTATCATCTACTTCAAATGATAACTTAAACTCACCTTTGTTTAATCTATCTGTAATACCTGTGCCTTCTGCATTAGTGACTAAATTATAAAAATAATCAGCTTCTTCACTCATTGGGTCTTTAGATCTGATTAAATTGCTAGCACATATATAACAAGTAGCTTTAATAACTAGAGCATCATATTCTGATGTTAATCCACTTGCTGCACTTTCTGAGATTTGTGTGTTCTTAGGTAATGGTGTTGGATACCTAGCATCAAGTAAGTTGTTAAGCTCCATACTAGCATTCACTAATTGCTGATTTAAAAAATTTGTAAAATCAACACCACCTTCAAATATAAAATTATTTATAGTAGTGGCTGTAAGTGTGCTGTCGTAATAAAGTAAACAATTATCACTTTCAACATAAAGCCATTCATTATTAGAATTAACTGCTGCTGCATCAGCTTGAGAGCCACCTAAATCCATGCTATCTCTCCATAAATTTGCCACATAGCCAGTATCACATGCTTGCCACGTATTTGCTATACTTGCATGAGCCTTCCAATTAAATATCTGAAATTTGCTATCAAAATCATTTACTTGATTAAAGTAATTAGTTAAATCTGATATACTTGCATATTTAAAGCTAGTAACTGCCATCTATTCACCTCTTTTTTAAATTTATATAGTAAGTGTAGAGTGGAGCAAAAACTTGAACAACAACCCCAATTATTATATCAAAAATCTGCTCCACTCTACTATTATCCTAAACTTATAACTCTTATTTCTGTATCTGCTTTAGAGTTGCATGATCTTGCCTCTAAAGTAACTGCACCATTAATTGTAGTAGCTGCATCTTCCATACCACCTGAGTGTGCTGCTTTAGTATTAGCACTTACTACAAACTCTGCATTAGGATAAGCATTCATATTTATCTCACCTGTTTCATAATTAATAGTACCACTACCACCTGCACCTCTTAAATTTCCTTTACCATCATCAAGTAAAAAGGCAGATGTGTTCTTTATCTCTGCATAAGTAACTGAATCTCTTACAGTATCATCAGGAAGTTTTGCTGCAACAGGAGCTTCAAGTACACCTACAGCAGGAACAATTCCTACTGCAAATGGTGTTGTGCCTGAACTTGGTGCTGCCATTAATACTGCACCTGTAGAAAGCCTAGAGCTATCAGTAATTCTTATATCACCATTAACAATACCTATGGTTGCTTTTTTATTCTTTAAGTTAGTACCTGCTGTAAACTTATCATTAATTGCAGATTGAATCTTTCCAATCACATTACCAAAAGTAACATCACTTGAATCAGTTGTAAAAGCTACATCATCTGATGAGCCACCTGATATTGTAAGAGCAAAAGTGTATGTAGTAGATGTAGCAAGACCTGACTTTGTGCTAGGAGTAATCCCTGATAGTCCAAACTCTTGATACCCATGCTCGTAAAACTTAATAGCTATAGAGCCTGCAACCAATCCATCACATACAGTATCTGCTGTTCTAGCGTACCCCATGAAGTTCATTGCTCTAAATAATCCTGAGCCATTAGTTTTAACTACAGTAGCACTACCATTACCACCACCATTGTAAGATGTGTCATCAAAGTCATGGTGCATATTAAAGAAAGGAAGCCTAATTGCAACATCATCTGCATGAGTTGCTGCTGTTGATCCATATAGTCCTCTAATTATTGTGCAAGTGCTATTAGCTAAATCTGCACCTGTTCCTACAGCAGTTACCTCACATATCTCATTTTCTATTCTAATTAAATCACCTACTTTAAAATATTTGCTATGCCCATCTTCTAGGTTGAGAGTAGTGTGTGCAGCATCTGACCCCATTGTGTTAGCTGTTGCATGGTCTAAATCTGCACCACTATCAACATACTCATTAGAATCAGGAACAGCATTGCTCACCTCAACGCCCATACCACCACCAAAAGCAGCAGAAGTTCCAATTAATCTGTTGTTAGGAAGATAAACACACTCGCTAGCAGGAAGAAGCATTGAAAGATAGTGTGTAGCATCACTTACAGTATCTGCTGAATCAGTAGCATCGTCAGTAGTCCATTCTGCTGTAGATATTAATAATTCACACCCTACATTGCCAGTATTCTCTACTAGTATTGCTTTAGGAGCTGTCATTGTATCATTAGCTACACTTGTTCCATAATTAACTAAATCTATTCCTGCATTAGAATTATCTACTTTAATTACTTTATCAAATACTACATTGTAATTACCTGTTATGGTTTTAGTGTAATCTAATCCCTTTCCTGTACTTAATTTTATCTCTTTTGTATATTGAGCCATTTTATCTCCTTACTGATAATGATATTTTACTATTAATTGAGCTGTTAAATCTGTTGTTGCACCTACATTTTCTATAAAGGCTAGAACCACTTTATCTGCTGCTACATTTGCAGAATCTACTGTTAATGTTGTTGATGTTACTCTATCGTTTCCTGTTGTTAGTGTAGAACCATTGTGTGCTAACAATGTGCCACTAGACAAATCTCCTGCACCACTTCCTGTGCCTGTAGCTATTGTATATGAGAACAGATGGAAATTAACTGTATCTGCTGCTTCTCCACCACCTAAAACTCTAACCTCATCTATAGTTATTGCAGATGGAATGTACCAGATAGAGCCAACTAAAGCATTTGCATTAGCCTCTGAAGATGATAGTGTAAATGTAGTTGCAGGGTCTGTGCCTGTTCCAAAATTTAATGGTGTCAAGCCTGCCCAACCACTATCAACAAACATAGACATATGTTGTCCATCTGTAGTCCCTATATCTGTTACCATAAATCTTTGTATTTGTGTATTGGCATAGTTTTGAGTAGTTCCTACCTTTACTGCACTATTTGTTGTATCTACTACCAATAAATCTGTACCACCTGATGTTTCAACTACCATAGCATCTGTTTGGTCAGAAGAAGGCTTAATATGAAGTTTGTTTTGTCCTAGTGTTAAAGCTGTAGATTGTCCTAATCCATCTTTAATAGTTGTGCCATTAGCAGTTCTACCACTACCACTATTATCTGCTTGTAGTATATCTCCATATGTACTTGCTATTGTTTTGTTTGTTAATGCCATAATACTCCTTAAAAATTTGTCCCAAAAAATACTGCATTATCTGTTGCTGTAACTGCTGCTAAAGTATAATCAACATAAGGGTCTTTATCTGTGCCTGATTGATTCAAGTAATAAAGCCCATTTTGGTTAAGTCCTGTTGGTTCTACATCTTTCAAGTCATGGTCAAAATTTACCAATGCTACATACAAATAACTATCATCTCTCATATCAGCTAAAGCCTGTGCATTCAAAGTAATGTCATTATATCCTGAAGTGCTCCAACTTGTTATTTCACTTGAGTATTTAGTTACACTACTTTCCATGTCTCCTCCACCACTACCATCTGTACCTGAACTATCCCAACCTGCAATTTCTTCAAAATCTGCTGTTCCTAGAGTTCCTATATTTGATGTTGACTTTAAAACTATAATATCACCAGTATTGCGAAAAAAACCATGAATTTTTAATGTTGCACTATCTACATTAGAAGATATGCCAGATGTATCAAAATATAAAAAAGTTCTAAAAATAGTATAAGCAGTACCACCACCTTTTACTGATACTAGAGATGATTGCATACCTGCACTATGACCAGATGTTGTGCTACTTGATATTGTTCCAGTAGAATTTGCTCTAGCATTAGACCAACTTGATTGATTATGCCTTCCTACGTATCCATCATTAGTATGTGCATAAATAGAAGGCATTAAAATTGAAAATCCAATGTTGCCACACCATAAGCTATTTCATTATCTGCGTCATAATAAAAACTTAATATATCAACATGATTAGCATCTGTTGTTAGTGTTGGAGCAGAGCCACCTGCCCAAACTACAGTAGCAGAGCCATCAGCAGAGCTTTCGTCAAACTCGTAGACATTCCAGTTTGTTACAGTTCTGCTTCCTGTTCCATCTTGCTTTAACACTAAAGTAAAATTGCCAGACATATTAGGAAAATATAGACTTGCAGTTGTTATGTTTCCTGCTCCAAATGTTAAATTCTGCTTGTTAGATTTTCTGAAATCTACAAGAGTAAGAAATGAACCATAAGTTGGCTCAAGTTGAGTAAATCCTGCACTTGCTTCACTAAAAAGCACTTGATTGCCATCATCACCCTGTTCAGCGATATTTAGAATTACATCACCACCAACAGAAAGCCTTACAGTATCATCTGAACTTTCAACTATGTAAGTATGTCCACCAATACCATCTAAACTTAATTTACCTGTAGCTGCTACTGCTATATCATCTCCTGCTACTACATCTCCTAATACTGTTAAATCACCATTAGTGTCTAAAGACATTGCTTCATTAGTTCCTAAAACAGCACCTGTAACAAAAGAAAGAGTGCTAGTACCTTCTCCACCATCATTACCAATGCTCCAACTTGTAGTTCCTGCTTCCATAAAAGATATCTGTGCATCAAACCCATCATCTGCTTGAAGAAATAAGCCTGCTCCTGAATCAGTATAATTAGTGTTTGCATTAAGCAGTATTCTTTTAGCATCTATTTGTAGAAAATCATCATTAGAAGTAGCCTCTATAGACACACCTCTGTACATATTAATCTTTGTTCCACTTTCACCTACCATTTGAATGTTTCCATCTACTGTTAAATCACCATCTACTTTTGCTGTTTCAGATGTTAGATTTTTAATCTCAAGCTCACCTGATGATATTCTAAAGCCTTCAGTAGATAACTCTAGACCTGTAGAAACACCATCTACTTGTAGTGGCTTTAAATGTTGATCTAGATTTTGTATCTCTATTGGTTTCATTTTTTAAATATGACTAGCCTTTTCTCTATCTTCTTTACTTTGCTCTGCAACTTCTCTAGCTTTAATATCTTGTTTTCTAGCTCTATTACTTTATGGTCTAATTCATTAGGTTTTTCAACATACTCTAATATTTTAAATAACTTAAAGTTTTTAGCTAAAAGGTTGATAATTTTATTGATAACTAATTTTTGTAACATTATTTGTTATCTGACCTTAAACCTTTAATCAAACCTCTTAATGCACCACCTACCACATTATCAATAAGGTCTATAA